GTTTTCAACTCAGTTTTCATATCAGTTTTAGATTCCAACTGATTTGATTGTAAAACGTCATTATTACTAATAATTGCGTCTACTATAATATCATTATTATCTATTTGTCTAGTTTCATTTGCAATAGAAGATTTTTTACTCCATAATTCTGGATGTTTTTCTTGTAATAATTCGTCTACCTCACTACAAGGTTTAATTTCTATTTGCCCATCTCTAGGCATAATATATGCATAATTTGAATTTTTATTATTTAATGTATAGAATATAATACCTTTACATTTATAAGATAAATTTGGCATAAATTCATTAACTAGTTTTTTAATATCTTTATATAAAAATAGTTTTTTTATTTGCAATGGACAAATTTCCAAAAATCTATCAACAGTATATTCTTTTTCAATAATATTATGTATAAGTTCATATTTACTTAATATATTTTTTTCAGATGTACTCATACCTTTATAAAGCAAAATATTATCAATTAAGAAAAACCATCTGCGTTCTTGGTCTCTAACCAATTCACCTGTAAATATAGTATCTTTTTCATATAATTCATCCATAAATCTATATTTGACACAATGTATTTTTGGATATGTATATCCATCTTTTAGTTTTTTATCAATAAATAAGGCACAATTAATACCATCAATTTTTGTAAGATATAACATATAAGGATTTCCATTAGTATATAGACTTAAAATATGTTGATGATATGAAACATTACGAAGAATATTTGGATTTAAAATATTATAATCTCTAGTAACTACTTGTATTTTGTATTTAGTGTCAAGGTCTTTAATTACTTGTGCTTTGAATTTATTATCATTAACATTACTACATTGTTTATCACAAAATGATATTTTAGATAGAACATTTCCACTAAGTGTTAATGCCATGTTTATTATTATGTATTATGTATTATGTATGCTAAATTTTATATATAGACTATAATAACATATAAAATCAATTTTTAAATTCAAATATATAAAATTATAATTATTTATTTTTTATTTTTATTATTAATTTTTTAATTATTTATTTTTAATTATTTATTTTTAATTATTTATTTTTAATTATTTATTTTTATATACTAATTATTTTATTTTTTTTATATAACTATAAATTAAATAGCCTAATACATAATACAAAATGTCCAGAACAAAAAAATATCACAATAATTATGAAAAACATAAAAAAACACAAAAAGCTGGTTTTTTAGGAGCAATTAAACATTGGAATAATATGAGACAATTTAATACTTTTGTTAAAAATTTACAAAATGAGGAGAGAAAAGTTAATAAAGTAATGGGTTCTTATAACATTGTAGCGCAAAATTTTAAAGATATTGCAGAAGACAAACGTAATAAATCAACAGAATATGTTTTAAATAAAAGACAACATAAAATCATTGAATTTTCAAAACCAGAAGATTCTAATTCTAATTCTAATTCTGATGAATATTTTAATTCATTAATGAATTCTCACGATTTAGAAATGATTGAACAAAAGGATAAAAAATTAGAAATTGAGATTAATCAAGCAAATAAATCAATACAGAAAAAAATACCTAATTTTATAGAAGATAAAAAAACCCTTGAAAAAAATACAAAAAAATTTAGAGATATTGTTGAACAAATAAGTTCAGGAGATTTAGGAAATTTTCAAGCTAAAGTAAAATTATTAAGAAAAGAATATGATGTTATAGCATCTCAATCAAAAGGCACATTAAAATCAACTCACAAAAAAGCACTAAAGAAATATTCAAGACATAAAGCTGATTATGATAAAGTTGTTAAAATAGATGATACTTATATTCAAAAACAGCAAGAATTAGTTCATAAAATAAATGACCTTTTAAAACAAGGGCAATTTTATTTAGACCAAATGGATGTTTTAGATACTAAGAAAAATAATATAGATAATGATATAGCAAAATGGGAAGAAATATATACAAATATTTTTGAACTTATAAAAAAAATTTTAAAGAGTATTAAAAATACAAAGAAACAGATAGAAGAAATTAAAAAAAATGAACTAGAAATAAATATTGCAATACTCCCAATTGCAGAAACTAGTACAGATAAAATTATTAAACAAAGTTCTACAGAACTAAAAAATAAACAAGCAGAATTGGATAATGTTATTAAATATTTAGATGCATCTGCACTTAATATTAATGAAGTTTATAATATGTTAATAAATGAAAAAATGGCAAGTGAATTATATTTAGATACTACTATAATAGCAACTGCATTTTTGGGTATTGCAAATATTTTACAAAATTATAAAAATATATTTAATCCTATAACATTACAAAAAGGTGGCGCATCTACACTGCCTAGTAGAAGACAAGGGAGAAGAAGCGGAAGAGGGCGGGTAGGTTTTAGGTCTAGTATTAGTACTGTTGGAAGTATTATTGCACCTAAAACAATTCATCCAATATGTTATTTGAAAGATAATGATAATCAAGATTTTGAAAAAATATTAGCTAACACACCAAATAAAAATTCAGCATTATTTATTTATATTGATAGTTTTGAAGATTATGGAACTGGGGCAATAAATCCAAGTAGTAATTATACTGAAAATTTTAGACAATATCGTCAAGACATACCTACTAAAAGTATTAATGCAAGAGCCCTAGGTATTCCAGTAGGGTTTAAAGATACTGGATTACAAACAAATAAAACAACATTAGGTTTTTTTAATACATCAATAACTTTTGATACAGTATATAATAATACATTTCAACATGGTAAACTAGCATCCACTATTAATCAAATTAATGATTCAAAAACCTTATTTGAAACAGCATTGAAAAATATTTATGCATATGTAAAAAAATTTAATAATAACATTACAGATATATATTTTTATTCATATTGTAAAAATAATATTATTCAAACTCCACATCAAATTTATATGAATCCTTATTTTAAATCAAATACATTTACAAGAGAAAATGATAATTATTTTAATACAGGTGTAAAAACATTATGTACAAAAATAATTACAGATTTTAACTTTAATTATCCAGCATCACCTGCAGTACCACCTGTAGTACAACCTGTAGGAACACCACCTGCAGGAACACCACCACCTTTACCTAATATTTATCAATATTATAAACAAAATGTACCTATAGACAGTTTACAGATTAAAGATAATTATCTAGTAGATTCAACTGGTAAAAGAATTAATATTCGTAGTCCTCCATCAAACACAGAATATGTTGATAATAATAATACACCTATAACTAATTTTTCAGAAAATACAAAAATTAAACTACAATCTAATAGGATTGGTATTATACAAAATGGTAATATATTTGTAGATCCATCTTTACCAGAAAATAGTCCTATACGTAGTATTTTAACTACAATACAATCTACACCATCATTATCAAATACTATTACTCTTATTAATGATAAAATGAATACTATTAGTAAATTAATAGGTGATATTATTGCTCCTAATAGCGAGTTTAGTTCATTATTAGCAAATGTTCAAGAATTATCGCAAAATTTAATTAAATTAAAATATATTGAACCAAAAGTAATAAATATAGAATTAGATAAACCTAAGCCTTTGGCAAGTAAATATTCTTGGATTTTAAAACCCGTCGAATTAAATAAATCTGAATTTCATGCATTAAAAGGAACTGAAACATTGAATGACCTTATTAAAAAAAATAAAGCAATGACTGCAATAAATAATCAATATAGTTATATGCCAGATTCAGATATAGATTATTTAATAAATATATTATCACAAAAAAATTTTAATCTAAGAACTGATGATTATAGTAAATTAGAAAAAATAAGACCAAATATTGAAAATTTTGTAAATAAAGCTATAAATAAGTTTGGAACAGATAACGACTCATTATGTAATATTTATAGTAAACTTAGAACTAATATTGGATTTGAAATGGAAAAATATAAAGATAGATTATGTCCAAAATATAATAATCAACAACAGAGTAGTCATCAATATGGTAATCGTGGTGGTCGTGGTGGTCGTGGTGGGCGTGGTAGACAATCGTAAAAATATTATTTTTTTTTATATTTATTTTAAATTATGATTTTACATTTTTTTGTGATTATGTTTTTACATTTATTTAAAATTATGATTTATAAATTTTTTTTAATGTATAAATTAAATATAAATTAAATATAAGATATAGATATATCTATAAATATAAAAATGATTACAAATAAAACAAAATATTTAATATTATTCTGGATAATAGTTTTAATTTTATTTACATTTTATTGTGTTATAAGATTAAATTATTTACGTGAAAAATATGGTGATACGCCAACCCCTACAGCAAACCCTACAGCAAATGTAATTAACTATATAAATAATATTCAAAAGCAAAATAAAATATCAGACCTATCAAATCCTCCAGAGTGTAAAAATTTATATGATGATAATATTAAAGTTCAGTCTCTAGGATATAGTAATTGTCAAAATGCTTATGCAGATTATTTAGAAAAGCAAATGGACGTCAATAATAGTTTTGGACAACCTAAATCATTAGCCGAAATATGTCCTATTTCTTCAAAAAGCAAATTATATAATCAATGTTTAACATCATTATTAAAAAAATTTACAGATAATGCCAATATGCTTGATACTATTAATCAAGATATGACAACATCAATTAATAAAAGATTACAAGACCGTAATGGTATATTAAATAATATAGAAAATCAATCGAGTTCATTAATAAATAATAAATCTCAAACTGATTTTAGTAAGTATTTAAAAGTCAATAATTATAATGCAACATATAAAGATGATGTTTTAGGATTAGTAAATAATTATTATAAAAATAGATATGAAACATTTGTTAGTGGTAGTGGACTTGTTATTGACCCAGATATTGAAAAATTATTTTTTGGTTCTTATAAACCAATAAATGGACAATATTTAGTATTTAATGATATTACTATAACATTAGGATATGACTTAAAGGATAATGATATGTCAATGCAATCTGAGCAAGTACCTCAACCAACACAAACAACACAACCACCCAAAAATATAATTATTTCAATTAGTAGTAAAAGTAATGGTCTAGATATAATTTATAATATTGCAAGTATTAATAATTTTAAAGCAATGCCAAATGCAATTAAGTTGTCAATAAAAAATAAAAATGTTATAAATAATTTAATAAATTCTCATAATTCTCAAACAATTCAACAATTATTATCAACACTAGGTCTAGTAGCACCAACACAATTAATATTAACTTATGATGAATTTACATCAACCGAAAATATACTACATAAAACTTATAAATTGTCAAATGATAATCTAGATACAATATTAATTTTGAATAAGATTTAATAAGATTTAATAAAACTTTGCAAAACTATAAAAAAATTGAAATTTTTTAGTTATTATAAAAAAGTATAAATAAGTATATAAACGCAAATTCCTTTGCTTTTACTGAAAAAATGGAGTATCATAGTGGAAAACAACCTAATGATTTTGAGTATACGGTTCGTAAACCAAAATCACAAGCTAATCCTGTACTTACCAAATATTTTAAAAATGGCAAAGAAGTTGATTGGATTGAATATGTGGCAATTTGTACTATTGAAATGCAAAAATGGAATAAGGCTAGAGACGAAGAATTCAAAAAATTAGGTCTATTTGCACCGCCACGACCACAAGCATATCAAAAGTAGTTGTAAAACTACAATGTCTCAATATCTCAATGTCTATAAGACTATTTTTTTTTAGATTGAATTTTTACTAAATAAATGACTTTCAATACAAGTCATTCGTAATGTTTTACTAATTTTATTTTTTATGGTATTTTTCATGGTATTTTTCATAGTATTTTTCTTAGTTATATTAAATTTGCTAAGTTTATTATTTTTCAATAGATTATCCATTATTTTTTTTAATATTAAATTTTTTCTAGATAAATCAAAAATATTCATAAGATTAGTAAAATTATCTGTAGTTTGTATAAATTTTAATTTACCATCTAGACACTTTTTAAAATATGTATCTAGATTCAACATAATATAAAATTTTAATATATAATATGACATAACACAACTATCTTGTTTGAAAAATTTATTTGGTTTAACTTTAAAATCATTATCTATTCTAGTAAATTCATTCCATTGTTTATATTTACATACATTCAATAATTTTGCAACTTGTAATGTACTAAATAAGATTTCATTTTGCAAATTAGATTTAAATTCTTTTAATGTTCCAGACATATATATATTATTTAAAATATTTGCCAAACTTTCTGTTATGCATTCATAAATCAAATATTCATTATCAGACTTAATATTATGTGTATTAATGAGATATTGTATTATATTGTCATTTATATCTCTATAATCTAAATTATGAAAATGTATTAATTCGTGAAATATGCTTTTAAGTAATTCTTGTTCCCTGTAGATAATAATATCTCTGCCATTAGTTACTGCCGTATTAACATTAATGGTTTTAAAATACATATGTTTAATAACATCATTATCAATTTCTTTTTTATTATCCGTTAAAAATATAATAAATTTATTAGGCAAAGTATCAATATTTAAGAAATCATTGAAAAATAATATGCGTTTTATAATTTCATTGCCAATTTTTTCAAAATTTCCTTTTGCAAAATAGTCTTCATACATAAACACATATACTAAATTATCTAATTGTTTACCTTTCCATTTTATACTAAATGATATTAGTTTAGTAATTTTTGTTTCTAGAGTTTCTATTATTTTAAAACTAGTAAAACTATTTATTAAAAGACTATGAAATTGCACAGATGGAAATTTTGCTTTCAATTCAGATGAAAAAATATTATAGCTTGAATAGTAAGTATCTATTAATTTTTGTCCTAGTTTATTTTCTTCTAGAAATTTATAGCATTCTTTATTTGTAAGATGTTCTAGATGTTTTAATAATGTTTGCTCTTCTGGTGAAAATTTTGCATAGAATTCTGATTTATTAATAAGATATTTAAATATTTCAATAAATGGTGGTATTTTATTAGTATTATCTAAATCTATTTCTTTATATGTAATGATTGATGTATTAGGTTTTGCATTGTGTTTAGTTTTAAATATTTCATTTAATAATAAATGTTGAGAATTTATAAATTTAGTTGTATTAGTTGCAATAAATGTTTTATATTTTCCATATAATGCAGGATTTATAAATGATTTTAAATAATTTGAGGCTGAATTACATATTGAATACATTTTATTTGGCTTTTTGCCTTTTGGCTTTGTCCTACTATAAATAGCTAATATAAAAAATGAAAATATTTATAAATCTTCATCATCTAATAATTTATTAAGTTCTACTATCTCTTCTAGACGATGTTTTAAATATTTTTTTAAATATTTATTAGTTTCAAAATTATAATTAATGCGATTAGACATATCTTGTAAAATTTCTTTTGTTATTAATAAATTAGTGTCTTCCTCATTAGCAGGGTCAAATTTTCTAAGTTTTATTGTTTTAAAATTTTCTTTTCCAGAGTTGCTAGATTTATCAATATTACTAAAATTTTGTTTTGTATTTTTTGTATTATTTTTATTATTTTTATTATTTTTTTTTTCATTTTTATATTGTATTTGTTGATTTTCTAATAAACTTTTTTTATATTCATTGGTACCTGCATTATTAATACTTTTCATAGTATCCATAATAGTATTTTTTATTTTATCAACTGTATTCTCAGTCTGGAGTTCTTCATTTTCTTTAGCTAATTTTGCATAATCAATTTTATTATCATCATCAGCGTCATCGTCATCGTCACTGTCTTCTACACTCACTTTTTCGTTAGATTCTGTTGCAAAGCTCTCGTCATCATCTTTTTCATCTTCATCCTCATTATCATTAAATCCTTCAATATTATTATTATATTTATTATTATATTTATTATTACTATTAAACATTGTTGTTCCGTATAATGAAATAAATAATAAGAGTAGTAATAATATTGCTATATTAATATTATAATATCCAATTAAAGTTATAAATATTAAACAAAATAATATTACAATTGGATTAGATATAAATGAACTTAATGCATATTTTAGTGATGTATTAATAAATGTATAACAACTTATAAGTAAAATAAGCATCATTATAATAAAAAAATTAATATGTTGATTTTGAAATACTTTTGATACTTTTTCATTTATTTTAGATATTGTATTTAATGAATTCATTTTAGTTAGTTATTTAATTATTTAGAGCTTTGCTTATTTTAAATGCCGATTTTAATTTATAATAATTATTATTTAATTCGAAAAAAATATAAAAATATATACAATTAAAAATAATTAAAATGTAGGAACACCGGTTTTAAATTGTTCTAGATTTTTAGTTAAATCATTACCTTGAGGCATTAATGATTGTGGGTCAATCGATTCCGTTGTAAAAGAAAGATTTTTTGATAAATAAATTGTTCCAAATGTTGAAATATATATTAATAAACCAATACGCAAATATATTGCAGATGTATATTGTTTTTTCTCAAATTTATCATAAAGATAAACTATTAAAATACCTATAATAGTTGAAATTAATGGCAAAACATAAATATTATTTAAATATTCAATCATATTTAATAGATAATTAGAGACAAGTAATAATTAAGATTTAATATATAAAGTATTATTTATACGTATAGTATAAATAAAAATAACAAAAATAACGTAAAAAAAGAAATATTATACTATTCTATAATTTATTCTTTATTCTTTACCATAAATACCATATTTTTTAAATTCGCTGTTTAAATCTGCAGAGGGGCACAATGCAGACGATGAATTATCCAATGTTTGCGCTAATGTAGTATTAGGAATATTCATTGACATTGCTGGAAAAGTAGTAGTTGGTATTTGTTGTGTAGAAGGATTAAATATTTGAGATAATAAATTTTGAGATGGCATAGTAGTAGATGGTTGCATAGATGGCATTGTCGAACCTGAATATGGTGATAATGTTTGTGTTGGAACAGGAGAATTTGTGCTTCCAGAGTTTATTTGTTGAGAAATAATATTACCATTACTATCCACCATAACAGTTTTAGTTATAACAGTTGGAACTTTAATATATTTTATTTCATTGCAAGGAATACAACTTGGTTGTGGAGGACAAGGTGCAGGGGGTGGGCATTTTAACTCCGCACATCTTTCTGGAGGAGGACAAGATGGTGCAGGAGGGCATTCACGACATAGACCAGCACTTACTTTAACTTGTGGCGCAATACAGGGTGGACATTTTTCATTGGGTGGCAATGTTGATTTTTTTACATATGCACTATAATCAATTTCTGGCGCAGGGGGGCAAACTTTTTCAGGTGGTATACTAGATTTTTTAACATATTGACTTAAATCAATACGAGGACCTGGTTGCGGTATATCTGATTTTGAAATATATTTATCTCTATCCTCGGCAGTAGAAACTAAACATTTACCTGCATTTGGACCCAGTTCAGTTTTTTTTACATAATTATTTAAGTCTGGAGCGTATCCATAATCAATAAGTCGCTGTTGAAGAGTTTTAATTGTGCCTTTAAGTTGTTCTGGAGTTTCATTTTGTAATTCTTTTTGAATTGCATCGACAACAGGGTCAAATGGTTCAATATCTATATTCTCTTTATTTAGTATCATTAATACAAAACAAAGCACCAATATAATTCCTAAAATTACAAGTAAAACATTAGTAGTATCTAAATTCATTTTATTTTTATTACTATAACTATATAACTATATTACTATATTATTATATTTTATTATATTTATTATATTTATTATAAATTATAAATATAAAAATTTAAATAAAAATATTAGAAATTATTAAATTAGAAATTATTAAATTAGAAATAATTAAATTAGAAATAATTAAATTAGAAATTATTAAATTAGAAATAATTAAATTAGAAATAATTAGAAATAATTAGAAATAATTAGAAAAAATTTTAAAAATAAATAATGTTTTTAATTTTTAAATTTTGCAATTGCAAGTTGATACTCTATTGCTAGTATAATCATTAAGATTTTGCAATTTGCATCCAGAACTAGTTGTATCAATTTGATTTTGTAAATCAGATTGTAAATAAAATGTTTTATTTCCACCACCACCACTACTAAAAATATCACTACCAGATTGCGATTCATATTTATTTAAAATACTTAAAATATCCTCATCAGAAGTAGCTCCAGTAACATTCTCAAAATTTGATATACCATTACTTGAATTTCCTAAATTAAGATTTATATTTAAAGGCATTTCCTTATTACCCAATGAAGATGCAGATACTTGACCCGTAGGTTGAGATGACGATACTTTAGATAAATATTGTTGAATACTAGTTTTAACAGCATTTACTACATCTGAAACTTGTTTATCATTAGAATCTGATAAATTAGTCATAGTTGAGGTTGATGTTGAATATGGATCAAACTCTGTAGTAAACATACTACTTGGACTATTATTAAGAACAGGAATACCTCTAGAAACAACAGTATTAGATTTAAGAAATTTTTGACCCTCGAAACCTGTATTTATATATGGTCTAATAGAAAGACTGCCATTTGCATATTGAAGTGCAATATCAGGTTTGGAATAAGGTTTCATTACTATATAATCAGACTTATCAATATTATCAATTAAGTCAGTCATATTCCACCATTGTGTTTGGTCATTAATATTTTTAATTTTTATAGTAAAATTGCCATCACTTGAAATAGAATACATGCCACCTGCTGTTCCAGTTGTTGTAATTGGTATATGTTCAATTAAAAATAAATTATTAGCAGTATTAACAGGATATATATTAAAACCAACACCAAAATAGCGCGAAATTATTGCAACTGGTATGACTGGTTGATTATTTTGACAAATATTACTTATTGTAGTAACAGGTCTACTCATCATAGGAACTGTTGTCATAGGAGAAGTTGTCTTAGGAGAAGTTGTATTAGGAATTGTACTGGGTATAGTTGTTTCAAATTGTTCTGGTTTTAAATACATAAAATATATAATAAAACCAGTAATAATCATTAAAAATAATATAATTGTTAAATTTTGTTTTTGTTTATCCATTTTTTTAATAATTTTATGTATTAATTTATATAATACTAGATAATATTTGTAATAGAAATTATTTATAATATAAATTATTTAAGAAATATATTATTATTATTATTTATTTTAGATAATAAAATGATAATAAAAATGATAATAAAATGATAAAATGATAAAATGATAAAATTATAATAAAAATTATAATAAAAATAATTTAGTTATTAATACTTGCATTATTAATTTGTGATAAATTTCCTAATAATGATTGAAATATTCCTGTATTAGGAGATAATTGCATAGTACTTGGTTTAATAGTAGGTTGGGTTTCAGTTTGACTAATAGTATTAAACATTTGTTGTACATTTGGAGACATATTATTAACAGGTGTTCCAGTAGTATTATTTTTATCTACAGGTGTTTCTAAAGTAGTTGTTCCATTTGCATTAGACACAACACAACTACTAAAAATTTTAATTGGTTTATAATTTTTAGTAGATTCTACAATAGATTGTTCATTAATAATATCTTGTGCATTTTTAATTTGCTTATTAAGATAATCAATTTGAAACATTTGGTATTGTTGTTGAGATGTTAAATCTAATGTATTTAAATTTGCAGGATTTGTACCAGCTAATGGGTCTGGATTAGATTGTTGTTGTTGTAAAGCATTTAAATTATTAATAATAGTATCTAATTTATCAGAATATTCTTTAAATTGTGCTGGTTGCATAGTAGATGCTACTTCTTGAGTAATTATTTGTGAACCTGAATTTTGTATAAAATTATTAATTGAATCAGTAACGCTATCATCAAATTTTTCTTTGGTAAATGTATCATTTAATTTAAAATATCTAACTAATTTATAAAATACTATTACTGAAAGCCCAATAACAATATGTGATAATAAGCAAGAATATTTAGTATTTTTTATATTATCATTTCCTGAACAAAAAATAAATGACAAAACTACTATATATATAATTGCAATTAAATCTAGTATTGATATCATTTTTAATATTTCTATTACTATTACTATTATTATATTATTATTATATTTTTTATTATTATTAAATAATATTATTATCTTGTATTTTATTATCTTGTATTTTTAATTTATTTTTATTATTATGAAAATATAATTTTTATATTATTTGCAATTGTTTGTATAGTAGTTTGTCTTTCATTTAATGCTTGTTGAAATTCATTATTTAATTGTTTTTTACTTATATAATTATTAATAATAGTTGAAAATATATCAGTTTCCTCAAATAATTCTATTCTATTATATTTAAAATACATAAGCATTATAATAATTATTAAAGATAATAAAATAAATACATTTAGTATTGATAAATTAAATAGATTATTAAAACCTTTTGCAAATTTATTATTTATTGAATTCATTACTATATTCTAATACCTTTATCTAATACTTTATAATAGTCTAATACTTTATAATAGTCTAATACTTTATAATATTCTTATACTATTTATAGATAATAATCCAGTAATTAATTTAATTTTTTAGATAATATTATTAAATAAAACATTTTTTATTTTATTTTATTATTTTTTTTGTATGTTAAATAATTTTCTTTATATGTAAAAAAAAAATTACATATAAAAATATATTTTTTGTCGCGTAAAAAAAACAATTTAAAGATATTGTTTTATTACAAAGTATAACTTAAAAATCTTTAATACCTTCAAACTTTCTATAAATCTAAATTTAGATAATTTTTATAAAATGTCTCTTACATCCCAAATTGGTTCTTCTGATGTAGCTTTTAAGCTTACACAAAAAGTTGTTGCAACTCTTGCTGACAAGTTCGGCTTTGCTTTTGAAGATGGTTGGAATACTATTAGCTCTCGCACTATTGAAAATATGCAAAAGCGTATGAAGCGTGAAAAGCGTCGTGCTAATCCTACCTCATCTATTAAGCATCCTCGTACATCATTTAGTTTTTTTACTCAACGTCAACGTCCTATTTCTCAGTTAGCTCATCCAACTGCATCTTTTGGTGAACTTTCTCGTTATGTATCTGAAGCTTGGAAGAGTTTGACCCCCACACAGATGGCTGAATTTAAGGCTCTTGAAACTGAGGATAAGGCACGTTATCAAACTGAACGTTCAGCTTTATTGGCGTCTATGCCTGTTTCTGCTGAAGTTGCTGCTGAAACCTCCGAAAGTGTTGTAGAATCTGCCCCTGCCAAAAAGGTTAAGACTCCTAAGACCCCTAAGACCGCCTCCGCTCCTGCCCCTGCCCCTGCTCCTGCAACCCCTGCTCCAAAGGTAGAAAAGGTAAAGTCTGCCAAGGCACCCAAGGCTGTTAAGGCTGAAGCACCTGTTGAAGCCAAGGCACCAGTTGTTGTTGCAACCCCTGCCCCTGTTGACGCCAAGGCACCCAAAACTCCTAAGGCACCCAAGGCAACTAAGGCTGAAGCACCTGTTGAAGCTAAGGCACCAGTTGTTGTTGCAACTCCTGCCCCTGTTGAAGCCAAGGTTGCCAAGGCTCCTAAGGCACCCAAGACTCCTAAGGCTTAAATAACTAAAATATAGTTTTAAATTTTAAAATATAAAACAAAACAAAACAATTAAATCAATTATTATACTTTTTCCTTTTTCCATTTGTAATATTATAAATAATTTATAATTTATAATTTATAAAATTATATTCTAATATCATATAAATAGGCTTATCAACAAATATGTCAAAAAATTTTAAATCTTACGATTTTGTTATAGTTGGTGCTGGTGTATCTGGGCTTTATACTGCATATGAACTTAATAAAAAATATCCAGATGCATCAATATGTATTCTAGAAGCAACAAAATATATAGGTGGGCGTTTACATTCTATAAAATATGATGGGTTTATTATGGATGGAGGTGGTGCACGTTTTAATACTGAACAATATCGTATTATTAAACTTATTAAAGAACTTGGTTTATGGTCAAAAATTGTTCCGATTTCTAATAATATGATATATAAACCAGTAGCTCCAATAAAATATGATAAAACTCTAGAAACAATATTTCCAACAATTGATAATTTTATAATTTATATGAAAAAATATATAAAAGATAATAAAATAAATAAATCATTATTGATAAATACTACTATATTAGAATTTTCTAAAAAATATTTTTCAAAAGAATATCCTACAATAAGTCAATATTTAATAGATATTTATCCTTATTATTCCGAACTAGCAATTCTTAATGCAGTTGAAGGTTTAAATTTATTTAGCAATGAATTTGCAGATAAAACAAAATATATGGTATTAAATGGTGGTCTAGAACAAATTACAGAAACACTTTATAAAAAATTAAAATCATTATCTAATGATTGTCAAACTAATAAATGTAAAATAGATATTTTTAAAGAAACGCCAGTATTTGATATATCCGAATTTTGTCTTAAAAATAATACAATTGGATATATAATTGATACTAATAATACTAATAATACTGATAATACTGATAATACTAATACTAATACTAATACTAATACTAAACAATTACTTGCAAATAATGTAATATTTACAATACCAAAAAATAAATTAATAAAAATAAATTATTTAAAAAACAATAGTAAAATTTTTGATAAATTAAATTCAGTTGATAATGAACCACTTTATCGAATATATGCCAGATATCCATTAGATAAAAAAACTAATAAAGTATGGTTTGATGGTATGGAAAAAATTTATACTAATCTACCAATTAAATATATTATACCAGTTAATTCAAAAAAAGGTCTTATAATGATTTCTTATACAGATTCTAAGTATGCAAAATATTGGTTTAATAAAATGGCTAATAATACATTTGAAATAACATTAAATAAACAATTAAAAAAATTATTTCCAGATACAAATATACCAAAAGCAAAATGGTATAAACATTGTCCTTGGATTTCTGGTGCAGGGTATTGGAAACCTAAATATGATAGAAACATAATAATGCCATCTATAATAAAACCATTAGGTAATAAACATAATTTATATATTTGTGGAGAAAATTATAGCAGTCATCAAGCTTGGGTAGAAGGTAGTTTAGAAACATCGAACATGGTTTTAGAAAAAATATATATGTCAAAATTAGAGTATACACATAATAATAATAAAACTATAAATCCTAAAATTAAGACTATGAAGACCATGAAGACAAAAAAGATATCTATAAATAAAACACCTATAAATAAAACTAAAAAATTATCAGAAAAAGAAAAAGAAAATAAACAAAAAGAATATACCTTGGAGGAAGTTGCAAAACATAATACTAAAAGTGATGCATGGATTGTAATAAATAATAAAGTTGCAAATATTACTAAATGGATACCTAAACACCCAGGGGGTGATATAATAATGTCTGGTGTTGGTAAAGATGCTACTAAATTATTTAATTCTGTTGGACACGACGATTATGCTAAAAAAATGTTACAAAAATATCAAATTGGTATTTTGAAAAAATAGATATTTTAACATAAAAATTGAATAATTATATATCAAAAAATATATTAACAATTAAAATTTATTCTTATTTTAGAATATATTATTTTCATAATGGGGGGAGGTAATGGTTCAAAACAAGTATTAACAACTTGTGGTTCTAGACTACCATTATCAAAATTTAAAATATTTAAGACAATGATAGTTGATGGATCTAGTTTATTGTATAGAGTTATGCATAATTCATCCAATAATTGGTTATCATTATTTCACAATTTTTGCAATAAATTTGACCATAGTAAATTAATTTTTATATTTGATGGTAGACCGCCACCAGATAAATCCCGTTGTATTGAAAAAAGAAAGACAAATTCAACAAAAAAAACTTTAGCAAATCCTACTACTTTTAAAGAAGTTAAGATTACATTAAATGATATTACACAATGTAAAAAACTATTAGATTCTTTAGGAATTCAATATATTCATATTGATACATTAGAGGCTGATGCAATAATTAAATATTTATCAAAAAGTGGAATAGTTGATGTTGTATTTTCACAAGATAGTGATATGTTTAGAATAGGCTGTAAAAATGTATGTCTTGATATAGATTACAAGAATAATACAATACTATGTATTGATTTTGACGCGTGTTTAAAAGAATTAGGAATTACACAAGAACAGTTTAATGAGGCTTATGATGCAGCAGGAACTGACTATAATGATAATTTAACATATTGTAAATTTTCTGAAACATTAGAATTAATAAAAAAATATAATAATATTGAAAATATTCTTGAAAATTTAGATGAAATAAATTCTGGAAAAATATCCAGAATTATTAAAGAACCGAAAAATTTTAATTTTATAAGAACTAGAGAAATATTTGATAGAAATATTAGTGAATCAGATATTAAATCTATTGCAAGGCAATTGAATAATTGCTAAATTTAAAAACAAAATATATCTAAGTGAAAATATATCTAAGTGAAAATATATCTAAGTGAAAATATATCTAAGTGAAAATATATCTAAGTTAAAATATATCTAAGTGAAAATATATCTAAGTGAAAATATATCTAAGTATAAATAAATATATCAATTAGAATTATAAATCAAAATAAAATATAAATTAAAAAATGAATATGTTAATTATTATAAGTGTATTTTTTTTATTTACTTTATTAATTTATTCTTTAGTTATTAGTTGTGATGCAAAACCAGAAGGATGGGTTGATTATAAACAATATCCTTTTGGTAATATTCATTCTGGAGCAGGTAATGAAGATGTAAGACCAGTATCATTTTATGAATATCCAATATATAGAAAACCTCTTGATTATCCTATTTGTCATTTAGTAGATTATCCTATACCTCATTGTAGAGCTAATTCTTTATTTTAGTAAACAAATATTTTCATCTGGTGAAATTTCCCATTGTTGTTTAATATTATTTAAATTGCATTTTTCAACTGTTAACCCTTCATTGCCAATTGTTAAACAATTATTATTCACAGCAGATGTAAATATATTAAAAGGATATACATTATTTGTATTAATTTTATTTACTGTTGTATTCATTACAACAGCAGCATCATTCGCATTATAAATTCTTTTTGTTGAAAATTTTTGACTATCACTAGAATATAAAGTATTTTGACAAGGTTGAACACAAAATTCATCTTTACATAATCCATTAACAGTTAAACATTTATCATTTACTAATACACCATATTTTGTGTAATCATTTGCAAATGTACTTAAATATTGTGAATTATATTTTGACTTAATAGTGCTAATTAATTTATCAACAGGAAATATTTCAGGTGTTGATTTAATACCTTTTGATAATTTGTCTATATATTTCGCATTTTCCAAATTTTCAGCGGATTTATCTAACAGTTCTAAATTTATAATATTATTTTTTAATGTTTGCTTATTTTGCGTATCAATTAGAAAATTAGTATAATTATTAGCAAATTTTTGGTCATTATAGTTTATTAAGTCAATATCTATAGGATTTATTTTAGATAATTCAGGAGATAATGTAAAACCTTCTTTAATACGATATTCATAACTCAAATTTATAATAAATATAATAAAACATATAAGGCAAACAATTAATACTAAATATATATAATCAATCATATTTTATTGTAATAATTTATGAATTTTATTATTATTATATTATATTTTAAATTTTATTATAAAATTAATTTAGTATTCAAAAATATAAATTTAATAATTTATAAAACAGAAAAATATAGAAAAATATAGTAAAATTAAGTAAATTAAATTATAGTTGGTTTTGTATCTGCCGAAACATTTATATTTAATAATGCTTGAGCCATAGATTTATCAACTATATCAGATAATGTTCCTTTATTAATAGTTTGAGATTCAAGCAATAAATTATCAGGATAATTTCCTAATTGTGCTTTAATTAATTCATATTGACCATCTGCAGTTGAAATAGTATCACTATATATATTTGCACTTATTGATGATTGTCCTTGTTGTCCTTTTTGATATGCCAAAAAATCTTGATATTGTGTATTTTGATTTTCAATAGTAGTATTCATAGTAAACATTTTATCCTTAGTAGTTATATTATATGGTGTAATATAAGAACTATTGAATGTTTTATCATTAATATTATATATTGCTGAAACACCTAATTTATAATAGTATAAATTTCCTGCATTATCTTTTATATCAATATTATTATAAACATATTTACAGTAAGGAATACCATCAATAAAAGTACATAAATTATTAGTTATTGCAGTTTTATCAATATTATTATTTAATATTTGTTCATTACTTAAAAAGAATTTATTATTCCCAGTATTATTTTTATTACTATCATATTGTGCTAATACTACAATAAAACTTTTTGGTATTATATTAGTTATACTAATATCTATACTAAAACTAAGAATTATTGAATTTCCAGATATTTTAATACGTAAGTTTTTAGGTGGTGTATAAAGAGAATTAGTTGGAGTTGGAGAAGGAAAAGGAGGTATATTCATAGGAGGATTTGGTTGTTCAAAATTATCAATTTTGTTGCATTTATTATAACTTAAATATAGAAGTATTAATAATATAACTAATGATATTATTAAACCCGTATTATCAAATATTTTTTTACCATTAGTAATAAACATTTTTTTACTATATACTATATATATATTATACTATACTATATATATATTATTTATTGTTAAAAATAATATAAAAATAATATAAAAAAAATATCAAAAATAAATAATTTATAATTTTACATAATTTTATATAAATTTACATAAATATTATTTTTTATTTAGTAAGTTTTGTAAGAAAAAATAATCATTTGCCATATCAGTAATACGCATTTTATCTAGATTATTAATTAGTTTATCATTTTTAGCATTTAGATCCAAATTAAGATTTGCAATTTCTTTTTCTATTTCTAAATTTAATTCATAATTAATTTTATATTCTTCTGCATTTTTATTTAACGATGTTTGTATTTGTTTATTAATTATTGAATCATTAATTTTATTTGTAACAGTAAATGGTAAACTATTATTATACATATAATTATCTTGTAAATAGTTTGTTAATTCATCATTATTGTTTTGATTAAATAAGTTTTTATATAAAAGTATATTATTTGAATTATCTAGACTATTATCTGTAAAAGCTTCTAGCATAGATTGGTCTGGCATCATAGATTGGTCTGGCATCATAGATTGGTCTGGCATCATAGATTGGTCTGGCATCATAGATTGGTCTGGCATCATAGATTGGTCTGGCATCATAGTTGGGTCTGGCATCATAGTTGGGTCTGGCATCATAGTTGTCATAGGTATATTAGTTTTATTAGTAATAATATTACTATTAAGAAAATAATCTATTATGTAAAATGTAGTATTAGAATTATTATCAGTTTGCAATGGACTAATATTTAAATAATTATTATCTAATGTAATAAATTTATCAACTGTTTCGCCCTCAATAGACATTGCCTTTAACATAATACCACCAAAACCACTTGTAGAATCATATAAATTAAAACTAGCGCGTTGTTTATTTTCTGTGCTTCCAGAATTAATATCTTTAAGTATTAACATATTTGATGCATCACGGTAAATATATTTACTAGTATCAATATGTAAAAAGGATACAGTTCCAATACCATCTTGACCTTTTTCTAATCTAAAATTACAAGATTTTGAAAAATTAGTTTTATTTTTATCAACTAATACTATTCTACTATCATCATTAATACCTAAACATTTATTTGGCATTGTATAAGATTTAATAAATATAGTTCTATTTAATGTCAATTCCGAATCACCAATACACATATTTAATACATTTGGAACTCCAGATTTAACAAAAGAATTATATTTGATTGCATTTTGCATTTGTTTTAGTGTGCCTTTTCTATTGCTATAACATTTATTTATGGAATTATGTGGATAACATTTTGCAGGTTCTGTATCTAATACTAAATCTCTAGAAAACCCAATACAACCTTTTATATTATTACAAATATCAGTACATTGTTCTAGGGTTTTATTAGTCCATACATTACTACCAACTTCTTCTCCAGAATAATTTGCATAAAGTAAGTCTAGAGATTTTTCTTGTGGTTCAATATATGTTTCATTAAGTTTTAAATAATTTATTTTTTCAGTTTCAATAGAATCTTCAAATGTTTCTTCAACGGTATTATTAAATAATGATGAATTTGTTAATTTATAAAAGATAATTATAAATAATATAATTGATAATACTTTTACTAATATAGATTTCCAATTTTGTGGCATTTTCAAATATCTATTTTATAAATAGATATTTATTATTTATTATTTACTAAGATTAAAAATATAAGATTAAAAATATAAGATTAAAAATATAAGATTAAAAATATAAGATTAAAAATATAAGATTAAAAATATAAGATTAAAAATATATGAAATATAAATTATTCTGCAATTATTTGATTATTTTGTCTAATTTTCATATTTTCAGGTTCATAATTTAATAAATTATTTATAATATTTTTCAAATTTTTTATTTTATCATTATTTTTATCAACATTTGCTAATAATTCGTAATTATCAGAATTATCACTAGATATAATATTTCTATTTGCACAAAAATTAAGTAATTTTGCTTTATTTTCAATAAGTTGTTTTTGATAAGCAAAATTGGGATCATCATCATTAGAATCATTTGCATTAGCAACAGCTATATAATCATATAAACTTCCAATTTTGTATTTTATAATATCTTGGTCTGAAAGTATAAAATCAGTATTATCAGATGATATTAAATTATTTATCTCAATAAAATCACTTAGATAAAATACTGAGGATTGTTTCATAATTTGAACCATAAATGAGTCAGAATTAAATACTAAGCCATACATTTTGCCATCATTATCATATAATACATCTTGTAATTTACTATTATTTGCACCTCTTGAAATATTTAATGGCGTATTTTTCCAATTGAGTTCTGTAAATTGATACATATCAAAATTATTATCTATTGCCAACATATAACCATTTAAATCATAATATAATCTTAATACGGGTCTATCTAATTTTGTAACTAATTCTTGATTATTGGTAGTAATATCAAAATCTGTTTTTGTAAATAATTTACCATTAATATCAATTGATAATAAGAAATTTGTTACATTATCAAATAAAACATATATAATTGATGAATTATTTGGAACTTGTTTCCAAGGCACAGTTAAATTAATATTTCCTGCACTATCAGGTGTTTTTATATAAAGAATATTATCAAATCCGACACCAAGTAATGTATTTAAATTAGTTGATAATGTTATCATTCTTAAAGGAATATTATCTTGGGGCAAACTATTAGTAATTGGTCCAGCCCATAGAGTTGATTTCATACTATCTTTTTTATAAAGTCTACCATCATTAAATACAGCTAATATAGTACCATCTAAAAGCTTAATCATATGAATAGGAAATTTATAGGGCACAAATGACTCATTATTAATTTTACAAACGTTTTTATTATTATAAATATTTGGCAACATACTACATATTAACCTTTTATTATTGCCATATATTTTGTTTATAGATTTTTCATATATTGTTGCTCCAGATGTTATTAATGATGTAGATGTTATTGTTGGTGCTATTGTTGGTGCTATTGTTGGTGCTATTGTTGGTGCTATTGTTGGTGCTATTGTTGTTTCAGTTGCGGATTCAGAATCCTCATATCCTTCAAGTCTTAATCTTTGATAATCAATCGCTATAAAATATTTATAAATAATGACAACAATAATAATAATTAATAATACTGTTCCAAAATTTACAAATGTTTGAAAAAGCTTATCTTTTTTAGGATTATTTATATTTTTAGAATTATTCATATTTTCAATATTGGTTTATAAGTATTAGTTTATAAGTATTAGTTTATAAGTATTAAGTATTTTATAAGTATTAAGTATTTTATAAGTATTAAGTATTTTATAATAATTATTCCAAATGCTAGTTATATATATATAAGATTATTTTTATCAATATTTATATATTTATATAATTATTTAATAATTTCTATATTTCTATATATTTTTCTATATATTTATTTCTATAATTACAAAAAAATAAAATATTATAATAAAATAAGGATTAAACAATTTAATTATTTAAACTATATTTATAAATTATATTCGCAAAATGGTTAAACATTATAAAAAAAAATCATATGGAAGCAAATCTGGAAGCAAATCTGGAAGCAAATCTAAAAACTTAAATCATAAATCAATGAAAGGTGGAGATGATGGTAGATTTGCAATGCCACCTGCTTATTACGGTAAAGGTCTAAATGGTTATCATGAATCTGGTTCTAGTGAATTAAATTCTAGTGGTAAACAAAAAGCAGTTAGTCAAGGAACTGTATGGGGTAATGGAAAATATGCAGGACCAAATCTTTTTCCAATGAAGGGTGGAAAATGCGGTTGTAAACGCAAGACTAGTAAAAAAAATAAAAGTAAGACTACTAAAAATAAGACTAGTAAAACTAAAAAAAATGCTAAAAAGTAAATAATTTATTTATTTTAATTTTATTTATTTATTTTATTTTATTCATCTTTGTAATTTTTTTATTATATATATATAGTAGTAATGTAAAATGATTTATCATCATGGACACCAATACGGTAAAACATATGGTCAACCACATGGTTCTCAACAACCAACGGCAACATCGCGTTGTACTACTAATTTTTTCCCTGATAATAAACTTGATATGAATGCATTACAATCTGCTAATATTAAATTAGATACTGATACTAAAAACAAATTTAATGAATATAAATCAGCTATAGATGAATATAATAAAGGCTCTAGCTTTTTTACAAAAAGTTGTAGAGAAATAAGTACAAATAAAAATAAAAATACATCTAGACGTAGTAAATGCTCAGAATATCAAAAAATTATATCAAACGTAGACTATAAAACACCTCTTAAAAAACATATAAAAACAAAATTAACAAAAAAATTTAAACAAGTATTAAAACATCCTAAAGAAAAAAGATTAAAAAAATTATCTTGTTATATAAACATTTTACAACAATTATGTACTAGTTTAAGTCCAAGTAATATAATACACCAATTTAGAATAGAATATCAAAAGATAGTAAAAGAACAAACAAAAAAAGATGGTGCACCACAATATCTAGAATATTTATTAACAAATAAAACGCTTAATGCTAACGATTTAATTGAATATCACAAGTGGTTTAAAGATGATCCAAATTTTATAACTGCATTAGACAATGTAATAAAAACTTGTAATTGAAAATAATTGATAATAATTGTAAATAATTGCAAATAATAAAATATATTTATCTTATATAAAAAATAAATTATCTAGATATAGATTAAATATAAAAATAAAAATGAATAATTTATTTTTAGGTATAGTATCAATTATTTTAATTATATGTATTGCAACACTTATTTTATATAAAAATAATAAAGATAATACTACCGACAAGACTACCAACAATACGACTAATATTTTTGAATATTTTGATGTATTAACACCAGATGAAAATACTATTATTGCAAATAATTCAGATATTAATAATTTAATTACTCAACTTTCAACATTAACATCAAATATACCAAATAATATTGCTTTTGATTCTAGTAATGTTGATTATGACTTTCAAACTAATTTATATAATAGTATAAATTCAAATGTATCAACACTAGTATCAGAGTATAGTACTAATAATAATATGAATCAAACAAAATTAGATGACCTAGAAAATAAAGTTAGCGATTTGGAAAATATTATTAATAATAAAAAAATGAAAAACTTAAATGAAATTAAATATAATAGAGTTAAATCTTTTAATAATGGTATGGAAATGAATTTAATTAATACACCAAATACATTATTTCAAGATGTAAATACTGGTAAAATTACAGATACATATTTAGTAGGTGTAAATAATGGTTGTCTTTCAGTGGGTGCTAATGATTATGATATTTATAAGTGTAATGATAAAAATAGTAAACAACAGTTTAAAATGCATCATATTATAAATGAAACAGATTATGCAAACAATATAGATAAATCATTACCTTTTGATAATATTGATAAATCTAGTATTAGTTATCCATTTGCTATGATTAAATCTGTAAATAATAACAATTGTTTAACCAATAATCACGGTTCGCTAACAGTTCAACCTTGTTATTCATTTATTGCACAAAGATGGATGCCAATTTAATTTTAATCTATAAATTTATTCTGCAATTTTATTCTTTGTTTTATTCTTTTTTTTTATGTTTATTAATTAATTATTTTAGCTATATTTTTTTTCTTATGTAAATTTAATAGAATAAATTTAATAATATTATCACAACTATAAAAATATTAGAATGATTAGCAATAAATTAAATAATTTAATTGAAAAATATAAATTAACAGAAATAATTAAAATAGTTTTGCTTTTAATAGTATTATTATTAGTTTTTAGAATATTTATAGACTCATCTAAAAAAACATATGAAGGATTTGAACAGCTTGGTAATGGAAATATATATGGAAATGCAATATCTTTGAATGACCCAACAAATATGCCAATATTTGAAAATAAAAATTGTACATTTATTTTAAATAATACATATCGTATAGATACATTAGTATTTAAATTTAATGCTGCAAAAACATTTACACTTAGTTTTGCAGATGGTAATGGTAATATAAAAAATATTAAAGGTTCTAGTTCTACTGGTTCCCCACCAACATTTACAGCATCAAGCACACCATTTTTAAGAACAATAACTAATATTACCGATGAAAATAATTCACCAGTATATACATCTAAAATTATATTATCTACAACTGATACTATATCTGATAATATACTTACATCGTTTGGAATCTATGGGGGTGATAGAAAATTACCTACATTAACAGATTATACTAATTTAACTAATACACTAAGTTTAAATTCATTACTAACACGTCAAACACCCACAACTCCTTCCCCAACTTCTGCTATAGATACATATACATTTAGTAACCAAAATAATTCAACTGATTCAATGATATATGCTATAAAGCTAAATCTACCACTTCCTAATATAACAAGTCCTACATTAACAGAAATGCCTTTTAATATTGAAATTACTTATGAAAATTCAATATATTACAAAAATATATTTACAGTAAATACTAAATATATTGTTCGTAATGATTATAAAGTAGATGATAGAAATAGTGCATTTATATTTTTAACAGAACCTATTATTGCAAATAAAATAACATTTAGTATTCCTAAAATTAATACAAAATCTACATCTTCTCAATTTAGTCTTAATATTACTAGTATTTCTGTATTAAATAAAATTCCAAGTCCAAATAATATTACAGATTATAAAAAAACTATTAATTTAATACAAAATGCGCAAAATGATACTAGTAATGATACTAATATTTGCCCTAGTATTAATGAAATAGTTGATACACAAACAAAAACACAGCAAATTTGCGATAATATGGAATATCAAGATAAAGTAAAATCCGAAAAATTACGTCTAGAGAGAAATAAACAATATTTATTAAAACTAAAAGACCAACAAGAACAAATTGACCAATTAAATAATGTAATTCAAGAATTAGAGGATAAACGTCAAGCTAGAGCACAAGTTTCCGACCAAGTTAGAGTATTACAGTATCAAAAGCAAAAATCAGATGCAAGTACAGTTCGCGATTTGGCAAATCAACGTCTAGAATCACAAGCAAATAACCAACTCTATGTAGATGTTAATTTTTCAAATACTCAATAAATAATTATATTTTTTATACATAGTTATATTTTTTATACATAGTTATATTTTTATCCATTTTTTTAATTTAGAATAAATAATTTTAAGAAAAAAATATCTAATTTTTATATTTATAAATATTAAATAGAAATATTAAATAGGAAACAAGAAATAAGAAATAAGAAATCAGAAAACAAAGACAAATAAATTACAAATGGATATAAATAAATATGTTTCTAAAAATACACTTATATTTATATGTATTATAATAGTTATATTAATTATACTAAGACTTTTATATAGTAATATATATAGCAATCTAAATAGTAATGTTGAGGGGTTTAGCACATCTGATAAATTAATAACTGATATATTAACAAAATATAAATCTACAAATGCCCAAGATATTTCTAATCCAAACAATTCAAATAAAGAAATGCAAATTGCATCATGGAGTAATAAAATATATAATATGCAAAACATAACACAACAATCTAAAGCAATTGCATTTTATAAACCAATACTTACTAATAATAATGAAACATATTGTAAATTAGGTGATATTGTTAGTCAAAATTCAGATTATAGTCTTCCAAATTCAGAACAATTTACTCTATTGGTTAAAAAAAATACAAGTGATATAAAATTACCATCTAGATATGATTTGGTTGTTGATATTACTTATGATAAATTTAATAATATGAATTATGAATATGATAAATATATTAATAATAATTTTAATATAAGTGATGTAAAAGATAATTTATTAAATTGTGCATCTGCTATTACTAATCTTAATACTTTTATACAAAACAATTTATCAGTAATACAAAATAAGTTTACCAATGAAATATTAAATAATAACAATATTACGGTAGGTACTAACGTAATGTCTATTTTTAGATTTCTTAATAGTGGTCCAACAATAGAGGGATTTGATGATGGTATTGAACCTCCAGAAATAATATTTCAGGATTCAACAGGTGCTACAGGTACAATGGAATTTACTGATTTATTAGGTGATATTAGAGCTGAATTTGATGAACTAAATAATCCTCAAATTACTCCACAAAGTAGTTCCCAAAGTAGTCTAAAAAGTTTTGTAATTGAAAATGTTACAAAAGATACAGAATTAATGTTACCAGCAGGTATTCAGGGCACGGTAGCGATATATTCTAATGGTACATTTAATAAAACAATTGATATTTCAATACCTTCAAATATAGATAATAGTCAAATAAGAGATAACAAACTAATTCTTAATAAATTACCGTTAATACCATATAATGCTATGACTGAATCAAATATTAGAGACTTTCCTACTCTATTTCCTTATCCAATATTTCAATTTATTTCTAGTAAAGATATTATTAACTACATTATAGAATTATGCACAGATATGAAAACTATTTATAGTAATCAAAAAAATAATACACAACTATTAACATATTTAAAACTTGCACCATCCTCTGAGACTGTTGATAAAGTATTAACATTAATGAATTCTTTATTAATTACTGCTGATACAATAAATATATCTGATATAATAACTCAATTATCAGCACAAAATGTAAATGTTAATAGCACATCTACTTTACTAGAATTAGTATTAAATATAATGAGAAATATGAATATTACTTATAAGTTAACATATTTAAATTTTAAACTATCTGATATAGGTGTTACAGCTGGTTCTTCAAATGATAAGACTACCGCAAGAGTAATTATAAGTAATTTTAGTAATGATTTTATGTCAAATATCCCAACCACAAAATATAATATACTAAGTAATCCAACATTTAATACTTCTATTAATAATCTTATACCAAATATTACTAATTTTACAGGTTTTGTTAAAGATTTTAGTAGTAATTCATTGCCATTAATGCCATTGCAAATATATAAACCCATTGCACCAGATAATTATACATCATTGGGACATATTTTTTGTAATAATAAGGATGAATTAAAAAAAATAATAGAGTCTGAAAATGTTGCGTGTGTTCCATCTCATTGTGTAAAAGAAATAAGAGATTGGCAGAAAACTGATAAGATTTTTGAATATAATAAAGATAATAAATATTTTGCAATTTATTATAATCCATATATTGGAACATTTATTAGCACTAATTCGCAACAATTGCCAAGTGGAAAAGTTAGTAAAGTTGTTGCTTGTGTTGCAAAATGCACAGCTGTAGATAAATTGAAAAAATCAGATGAATGTGCACGACAATATTATAATTTGAATAAAGAAGTTTCTAATAAAGTGAAATTATCCTCTACTTTATCAAGTGACCAAGAAGAAATATTTTATTTGGATAAAATTAAGGCGCAAAGTGATAGTATTTCCAGATTAAATAGTAGGGCGCAAAAAATGCAACTTGATATTGATAAGGCATCAATAGTTAATAGAGAAATGAATAAAAATAAATTACAAGATTATGTTGATATACAGAAAAGAAATATTGATATTATAATGAAAAGATTACAAGCAGATAAAAATAAAATTCAAACAAATATAAATATGCCTCTGGATACATTAAATAATATTATGGATATGATTAAAAATTCTAGTGCATTATCAATAAATCAAAAGAAAGAATTAGTTCAAAAATTAATAACTGTATCTAATAATAAAATTATTACAGAAGATGAATATAATTCAAAACTTAATAACATATTATCATCTTGTCCAAGTAATGATTTAACAGGATTAGTTAAAAAAACCTTAGCTAGTGATGTTTGTTATGGATGTGATATCCCCAAGTAAATTTTTTATTAATAAGTTTTGCCAGTTTTGCATTTTTAAATTTTATTGTATTCAACATAATGTTTTTCATTTGGCATTGTAATTATACAATTTTCACCAAATTTTCCAGAAAACCCGCGTTCACCTGAATTTCCATCTTTACCGACTATTGTAGATTTATAATAATAGAATGAATATATAAAAATTATTAATGTAATATTTACAATTAAAAGACTAATAAACCATATATTACCTGTTTTTGAGCTAGATTGTGATGTATAATTTGTAAGCATATTATATATGGTACTTCCAAATAAGAATAATACCAAAATAATTATTGTTCCAAAAATTATATACATTTTATTAATAGAAATTGTGTTTATTTAATTAGTTTTTATTAATATTATATATTAGATTAGATATTAGATAAAATTAGATAAAATTAATATTTTACTTAGTTTTTATAAATATTATTATTATTATTATTATTATTATTAATATTATTAATACTAATTTACAATGTCTAAAAACATTAATAATTTAAATGTATTTACATTTATTAAAGATATTTATCAATCTTTAAAACATATTGATAAATGTTTTAGTGATTTTAATGACACTATTAATACAAGAATGACTAAAATTGAGGATAATCAACAAATTATTTTGGATAAATTATCAGGTTTTGAAATGCTTATTAATAAATTAAATGATGACAATAAAATAGGAGGGTCTCTAAATAAAAATATAGAGAATGAATTAATAGAAAAAATGAATAAAATAAATAATAATAAAATAATTAATACTAAAGTTGAATTAAATCCAGATGAATTAACATTTGCAAATATTTTGGAAAATGACTATACATTATCAGATATTAATATAAGTTTATCATCTAATCATACTGATATTTATAGTAGTAGTAGTGGTAGTAATTTTTATAGCAATATCAATATTGAACATGTAAATAGTAGTGATGCTAATCATGATGCAAATCGTGATGCAAATCGTAATGCAAATTATGATGCTAATATTTATAATAATGGTGACAAAGAAACTTTAACACATTTATTATTTTAGTGAAAATTTTTAGTGAAAATTTTTCTTCTAATTTTAATCTTGCTTTTCTGTTTTTTTCTTTTCTAGCTTAGCACGGAGTCTATCACGTGTTGCATTTTGATTTTTCATTTGGTTCATTTTATTTTGCATTTGTGGGTTATTCATCATATTTTGCATTTGTGGATTATTCATCATATTTTGCGCACCGCCTCCTGCAGCGCTCATAGTTTGCTTAAGTAAATCAGCTGGATTAATATTGCCCTTTTTTACTTCATCTTGTAATTTACCGCCAAATTTGCCAACTAATTCCATTAGTTTTGCGGGATTATTACCTGACATAAATCGGCTAAGTGCTTCTCCTATATTTTGTGGTTTACCCTCCTTTTCCATTTCTTCAAAATTAAAAGTGTTTCCAATTTCTTTAGCTAAATCACTAAAAAGTGGATTATTAAAAAGTGGTGGTGCAGATGCTCCTTGCGAATTAGTTGTATCTGATTGCTCCTCAGTATTTCCTGTAGTGTCTGTATTTTCTGCAGTTTCTGCATTTTCTGCATTTTCGGTACTAGTAGATGGAGTAAATTGTTGAGAAAGTTGACTCATTGCATTTGTAAATTCAGGATTACTAAACATATCAGTAATACCACCCATTAAATTACCAAGACCTCCTAAAGGATTTTCACCACCAGAGGCACCACCACCTCCACCCATTAATCCGCTAAGACCACTCATTAAACCACCTAAACCACCTAAACCGCCACCTTCACTACCACCTTTATTAAGTCCATTCATAAGACTACTAAGCCCTCCTAGACTTGATGCAATATCACCGAGTCCAAAAACACTAGGTGTTTCGTCTGATTCATCTTTACTATCACTATTAAGGGTTTTTTCAACTTTAGCTGGAACATTTATATCACCATTTGAAACTTTATTGAGCATATCAACTATTTCTTTGTGATTGGGAATAATTTTACGTCCAAGTATCATAAGTATTTGCAAATATTTCCAGATAGCAGTTCTATTATCTTCGGTAGCACTGGAACTATTCCAGATAGAATATAAATCAACACCTTCGATAAATATTTTTCCAGAGGTTTCAAAAAGTGTAATATCTTTCTTTGCTATTTGTGTAAGAAAATTATTAATCTTGGTATAATAACATTTTGCATAAATATCATTTTTATCATCTTTACCTTCTAAAAGAGAACGATAATTAGCAAGAATTGCATCACGTGTTTCTGGAAAAGTATTTACAAGTTCACTAAGATATTCCTTGAGATAATAGTTAAAATAGTCTAGATATGTATAATCCATTATTATAGTTGTTATAATTTATTAATTATAAGTTAGTAGATAGTAGTAAATAGTAAATAGTATTTAGTAATTAATAATTAGTAAATAAGTTAGTAAGTTTAATAAAAAAGGAGAAAATAAAAAATGAATTGGATACGCAATTAAGTTGTAAAAATAAGTTTTTGCAAATCCTGTAGCGAGGGCTTCAGCCCCTCGAGCTCCCTTGTAGTTTTCGCAAAAACTTCTTTGTGTGCGGGATTTCCTAAATCCTGTAGCGAGGGCTTCAGCCCCTCGAGCTCCCTTGTAGTTTCCTAAATCCTGCTTTTGGTGTAGTTTTTTCTATTAGCTTTTGGTGAAGTTTTCGCAAAAACTTCAATAGGGAGAACTAAAATTTGGCACTTGAGGAGATGCTTTTTTATGCATATCACTACCTCTTGATTTCATCATTTGCTCATAAGCACTATCTGTACCGCCTCCAGTTTTTTTGGGTGCAGCTATTTTAGAATTAGTAGTGCTACCGCTAGATGAACCATCAGACCTAGTAAAATCTGGCATTTTATTAATATCGCGTTCTTGTAAAAAAGAATAATTCTGATTCATTAAATCATTTTTATCTTCTTCTATAAATGAATAAGCTGAACCTGAAAGTCCACTACCCATTTCGCCCATTTGAAACGGTAATATACTAGAATCTCCTGTTATATCTGCCATATTTATTTTATCTTTATTACTAGTTTCTTCTTTTAATGCTTCATTTATCCACTGAAATAAATCGCTATCAGTAATAACATGTCTTTTACTTGGTATATAAAGAGTTGGAACACATTGCACAAAAGCTGGTAATTGAATTCTTTTATCATCTATATTTATAATTTGTAAATCATTTAATATTTTAGTATTCTGTAATTGTTGTAATAGTTTTTTGGAATGATTACAATGATTACTAACAAATAAATAATTCTTTTGAGCACCCTGAGACATATTTATATAATATAGTTATATAGATATATAGTTATGTAGTTATTATATAATAAATTTTATTTTATTTATGTAATATATTTTATTTATTAATATTTATATTAGAATCAAAATTTATAAATTTTACACATTTAATAGGATAAAATATTTAGTATAAAATATTTAGTATAAATATTTAGTATAAAATTAAAAAAGTATTTTTACAAAATTGAAATTAAAATTAATACAACATTAAAATATAAATAAATTTTAACTTAAACTTAAAATTATTCTTAATAATAAATTCTTAATAATAAATTCTTAATTATAAATAATTATTAAATAATATATTGTAATTATAGTATATATTAGTAAAAATGTCAAGTACTAAAGATGGTGAAATTAAAAAAACAAAATCAGCTTCACATATAACTAATATAAGATATCCATATGCAAAGGCATGGGATAAACGTAATACATATGTTGAATTTGAAATTGGAAATGTGCATTTTTCAACTGTAAATGCAATTAGACGTCTAATGATATCAAGTATTAAAACAGTTGGATTCAGAACAGAACCATATAGTGCGTGTGATATTAAAGTATATGACAATGATACGCCATTACATAATCAATTTATTTTGCATCGTATTTCAATGATACCTATAAATGTAGCTAAACCTGAAAATTTTGATGTTGATGATTATTTATTTATAATTAATGTATCTAATAATACAAATTCAATTATGAAAATTACAACAGAACATTTTGAAATTAAGCAAATATCTACCAATAAAATGCTTTCTAGAGAAGAAGTTAAAAAATTTTTTCCTCCAGACCCAATAACTGGAGATTATATTTATCTTGATATTTTAAGACCAAAATATTTTGTACCATCAAATACATTATCTAAAGATGTTGTTGCAGAAATGAATAAAGAATTTAATAAATTAAATATTGGAGAAGATATTATGAAATTTCATATTGAGGGTAAAGCAAGTATAAGCACGGCAGCTGAAAATGGGCATTATAGTGCAGTTGCATGTGCATCTTATATTAATACTGTAGATGCAAATAAAGCAAATGATGGTTTAAAAGAATATATTGATAAGCAAAATGAAATTGCAAAATTAAAAAATATTACCGGAATGACTCCAGAACAATTGACACGTAGATTTGAATTAACTGAACGTCCGCGTTTTTTCTATACTAATGAAAAAGATGAACCGAATATATTTACATTTAAAATTGAATCGGTTGGTATTATTCCACCATTAATTATATTTCACCGAGCTGTATCCATTATTAAAGAAAAAATACACACATTTTTAGGTAATCTTATTGCAAAAAATAGTAATATAATTACAATAAAGTCATCTGAAAATTTAAGTGGCGGATATGATTTAATTGTTAAAGATGAAGATGAAACATTAGGTAATATAATTCAGTCGCATTTATGTATGTTATATGCAGATTATACATTACCTAAAGAACAACGTAAACTAAAATATATTGGCTTTAAAAAACCTCATCCATTAGAAAAATATATTATATTTTCAATACAGGGTCAAACTGATAATATTGATGAAATAATTACTACTATTATTAAAGTAGGATGTAATGAAATAGTAAAAATGCTGAATAAATTGCAAAATGAATTGGAGGCAACAGGGCAATTTGTTAATGAATTGAAATTGATTAATTAGAGTGTTGCGTATTTATTGTTTGTATTATTTGTATTGTTTGTATTGTTTGTATTGTTTGTATTGTTTGTATTATTTTTTTGCAAAAAAAAATTGTATTATAAATATACTCTAAAAATAACTATCTATTAGTTTGCACCATAAATTCAATTTTTCATTATGAGTTCCAAACATAAATTGAAATACTATTTTATAAATCCACATTCCAGAAGAACCACTATGTATGTCTTCTGGATCAAATAAATATGATAAATCTTTATTTTGTAAAAATCTAGTCAGTTTATTATAATTAGCATCATTACCATCATTGTCATCATTACCATCATTACCAATTATAAAGGCTTTCAATAAATTCCGTTCATTATAATTTAACGAATAGTAATATTCTAGAACACCAATAATACATTTTGCATTATATTGAAAATTTTCCTTATATTTATAATTTGTTTTTTGCAATTCGCTATTAAATTGATAAAAATCGTACATATCACGTAAATTATGTGTTATTATTTTTTCATTATTTGTGTTTATTCTTTTTTTTTGTATTTCTGGATATATATACATTTTCTTATAAAAATCTAAAATTTTATTATAGAGTTCCTCTGGAAGTGAATTTAATAATTGAGAAAATTCAATAGATTGCGCCATGATATTAAATTAAATTAAATTAAATTAGTTGTATGTATGTGTGTATGTGTGTATATATTACCGAAATTAAATCAATTTTTTATAGTTTTAACAGAGTTTTGCGGTTTGCGGAGTTTTGCGGAGTTTAAAAAAAAAGGTTTATTGGTTTATTAATTAATTAAACCTTTTGATATAGCATTGTCTACGCCATGAATTTGTGCATGAAATTGTGGATTTGGATAGACCTCTTGTTTGCCAGTATCAGGGTCTATATGTTGATATCTATCACATCCAGACTTTAAATAACTATTTAATTGGTAAATGCATCCACTTTTTTTGAGTAATTCATCCAATGCAATATTAGGAGACTGTTTGTCATACCCCAATAAAATAGTTTCATTAGTTTCATCAGTAGTATTCTGCTTGATTGTAACAGCCATACACCGAATTTGCAATCGGACAACATCTTTGCCTGTATTATTAATTACTGATGAATGTAGATGACTAAAAATGCTGATAACGCCATTTTTACCCTGATGTAGTTGCAAATCAGTTTCACTAATCTTGTTTGCTAATTCTAAAGGTACATAGTTTTTATCAACATTAAGCTTGCTAACACAATCTAGAATGTCCGCTGGTAGAGACCATGGAGAACATGAATAAATATTTGTTCCCAAAGCTGTTTCAGGTAGTGGTTCAATACTATCTGTTTCCTTTAATTCAACTTGGGTATAAAGCAACGTTGGGTAAAGTTGTGATGTATTTTTTACAAATGTATCATATTTTGAATAGTAATTTGACCGTACATTGTCATGATGTAATCCACCTAGAGACCCAAATTGTTCTTTACCTACGGTACTCACTTGAACCGACACAATAAAAACTGTACCATCTTGCAAATAACTATTTTTAGATATCTCCAAAAATATCACAAACTTTTTTTTAATGATATGACTGATTTTAATCCATTCATTAGGTATAGCAGAATACCATTTACCGCCTATGTAAACAAAGCATGGAACATCAAAGCAGTTTGTAATGCCTTGGTTCGTTTCCATATTCAAAAGAATTTCTGGTGAAACTTTATCAGTTTGAACATACATTGGTGGTGTAAAAGATTGCGAAAACATTGGAGGCATGTCATTATTTTGATATTTACAAGCAGTAAATAAAGGATTAGCATCATCAAACTGATTTTTAATCTCTTCACATAAACTAGAATGTTGGTTTCCAATAATTTCTGCGTCAAGACTCCAAGTATTACCTTCAGCTGTCAAAACTATAGGATTTGCATATTCAGCTCTTGCTAGTTGTTTTTCATAATCTGCTCTTGTATTATTAAGAGCTTCAATTTCAACTGCCAATTTTGCTTGTGCTTCATATCCAGAGTGAGTTGCATTATAATGAAACAATGTTGTCTCCAAAACTTCTTCCACCATATCATCAACAGGTTGTGCTCCATTGATAATTAGTTGGTTCGTAGACCTTAAAGTTGTAATGACATCATCGGATAATTTTACAGTAATGACATCATCGGATAATTTTACAGTAATGAAATCATCGGATAATTTTCCAAATGTTATTTCTTCCAAAAAAGCCTGAATGGTCAGATTACCAGATGCATACTTTTTAATTAGTTCTTCATCATAATTCTTTCCAGCATTGGCGTGTCTGTTTTTTGCAAATTTTATTGGCGTTTTAATATAAATCAATTTAGCACCGTATTCGGAAACTAGTTTTGCAACTAATCTTAAATTTGCCTCCTTGATAATCTGAAACTGTCCCTCAATAATAATATTTTGATTGGGATGGTTTTGAATATATGCTAAGATATACTCGGCAGTAATTCTTGCAGATGCCAACCAAGGATCTTCATTGTCAGTCATTCCAATCACATTGTGTTCTTCTACAGCTGAATTATCAAACATTTTGCCCCAATTTTCTTGAGTTTCTTTACTAGCTTTATCCCATGCCGTGTGCGACGGAGTCACCCCGCTGTGGAGGCGGATTCGAATTTTATCCGAACTTAACACGACACTTTTTGGCAGTTTTTTTGCAAATGCCGTAGCAAAAGTAGTTTTGCCACAGTTAGCAGAACTTCCCTGTATGAGAAATACTTGTCCCTTGCAAATGCACTTGACATTGCCATTGCCTTGTGGCATCAATATCCATAGTATAGATACTAAGCCGAGAACCGTATAATATAATTCTTCATCAAGCAATGCCAAAATAAGCACGGATAATGCTATCACCCATTTATCTCGAAATGAATAGGGCGAATAGTTCGAATACATCTTGTCCGAGAAATCGTCGATAACAACGAAATATATATAAACGATTATAATTGATTTTTATATAATAAAAAATTCAATTTTTGCTGAAAATATCAAAAAAAACTAATACAAAAAAACTAATACAAAACACAAAAACACTAATTTTGTAATATACTCAAATCATATCTATTAGTATTAAAATGGTCTTCCTCTACAGTACCCCGTGTAATAAATCTAACTACTTTAACAGGTAATTTTTGCCCCAATCGCACTGCACGTCCAATTGCTTGAGATTCCATTGCCTTTACTTTTTCAATATTATCATATAAAACATCTATCATTACAATATAATTGGCTTCTGTTAAATTAGAACCACTATTTGCCGATTCTGAACTCAATAATATTACTCTTATAGAATCATCTTTCTTAAATTTATTAATATTTTTGTTAAGAACATAATTATTACCACAACAATAAACAAACTTTATAGCATATTCTTCCAATGTAATTCCTATCATTCTCAACATTTTGTCATATTGACTAAAAATAATAACCCTATTTTCTTTATTTTCAAATAATTTATAAAGATATTCAACAAGAGTTGCCATTTTACTTCCATATTTATTAATACATTTATTTTTCCAATCTGCACCCAATTTATTCTCAATTGGTGATAATATTATATTAGATATATCAACAATTGCATCTGGAGCTTTAGGTTCTGGTTCTTTATTTATCATTTCAACTGTAGTAATATTTAATGTATTACATTGGATTGATGTTCTACATTCAGGACAATTAAAGTTATTTTTCAATTCATTTGACATTTGTTTAGCACAACCTAAACAAAATATATGTCTACATTGTGTAAGAACAATAGTTTCTAATGGTTCAAAACATATTATGCATGGGTCGCTAGTTTTCTCTTTAAGAAATTCATTATTAGAAAATAATGCAATTTGATTATTTATTCGTTTCTTGTCATTATCAAGCGTTTCAATTTGCTTCCGTTTTTTTGCAATATCTTCCTGTATTTTAATTTCTCCTAATTTTATGCCAAATTCCGCGCATTTATTTATAATATTTTCAGATTGCCAAATAGGTTTCCAAATACGATATAAATGTTGTTTAATCATAATAATATTTTCTATAAATATTTTATATAAATCAGTCGGAGTGTTCCATATTTCAAATACATTTATTAAATTATAAAATATTTCACAATTACCTTTAATACATGGTCTATCTAAATCACCAAATTTGTCCTGTAATTCTTGTAGGGTTTCTGGTGCAATTTGATTATATTGTGATAAGTTATTAAAATAATTTATAATATAATTATTCAAATGCAACCATTCTTGAATATGTGATTCCAGATGTCTAATTAAATTTTCCGTTTGTTTCTTATTTTTGTCTAATTGAACTAATTGTTGATTGAATTTTGTAATCATATTAGTATTGAGCTGTTCTAATGTTAATGCTTCTGTCGTAGCAATTTCATTATTATTATCTAAATCGTATCCTTCATTTATTAATATATTAGTACACATAAGAAATAATCTTTTCATTTTTACGGCTTCGGTAAAATGGCGACTGCATCGGATAGTATTATATATATTACGTTCAATATTTGTTTGTTCTACATATATAATATCTTCGCTAAAAATGGGAATATTTAGCAAATCTTTAACGTCTTTTTTATATGTTTTTTTTAATATGCGATTTAGCAGTAAATCCATATTATCGGATGATATCCCTACTATATCGCTTAAAAACCTGAGTTTTTCTAGTTTTACAAAATTGGATTCTTCATAATTTTTCTTTGTTAAAAATTCTATAATACCCATAATATTATCTATACCGTTTTGCGTTGGTGTTCCTGTTATAGCCCATTTATAATTTGAATTTAATACACAAAGATTTTCAAATAAAAATTGGCTTTCGGAATTAATTTTAACTCCGCTAGAACCCTGAACATATTTTTTTATTGATGTAGAAAATAATTTAACTACAGGTATTAATTTTTCATGGGCTTCGTCAAAAATAATACGATTCCATTTAATTTTGAATATATTAAATTTATCGGTTAATCTGCAAATTTGACTTGGACCAGTATGATAATTTTTAGTTTTAATTAATTTATTTAATTTGCATTCCATTGTTGTATTACCATTAATATGTGGTTGTAGATGATTACCGGCATTATGGCAAATATAATTCAAATAATTTTCATTACTCAGTAAATTAATTGATACAATATAGATATCATATAACTGGTCGGATTCATCTGATTCTGATTCTGTTTCTATATATTTATTTATATAATCATATTGCGATGTAGTAATGCGTTGTCTATTATCTTGTGGAATTACATTTGGAATGGCTACTATTCGTGGAGGATTATTATTTGATATATCATTTGATATATCATTTGATATATCATTAGATATATCATTAAATATATCATCAAATGTTATTTGTTGAATATAAGTTTCTGTTTTAGTTTCAGTTTTGGTTTCTATTTTTGATTCGGTTTCAGTTTCTATTTTAGTTTTAGTTTCTATTTTAGTTTCAGTTTTGGTTTCGGTTTTATGTTTTTTCAATAATTTATCATTATTTTTTTTTGCTTGTTTCATTAATTTATCAATAAATTTTTGTTCTTTAGATTTTGTCTTTGTAATATTAATTTGTTCATCATTATCTTCAATAATATTTATATTATTATTATTTGTATTATTTATTATTGTCTCTAGTTTTACTGTTGTGTTTACTTTCTCCGCTTTTACTTTCTCCACTGTGTCCGCTTTTGTCCTACTTGCTTTTCCCGCCTTTGCATCTTTTTGCCTAGTTTTCTTATCATAAAAATCACGCAACTCTTTTTCAAGTGTCTTTATTGAGGAAATACTTACTAATACTTTTGCCCTTAATTTAAATTTATTTTGCACATACTTAACAATTTCAGATTCCCATTGAGAAGTTAGACGACTAGGAACAATTATTAAATTATTATATTCAAATGCATTTTCTAAAGGATCTTTAAAATTTAGTATATCTGTAGGTATATTTGTTATGTTTTCGCGTGTAAGACTTATACGCTTTATTTTTTCAATAAATGCAGTCATTTCAGTTTTATATGTTTTATATTTTTTCATATCATCCTTTAGTTTAACAACCAAATGCGAAATAATTGACAATGTTTTTCCCAAACCTACCTCATCACAAATTACACCACCACATAATTCTATTGGTTTAGAATGTTCTTTAATATAATCATCTTTTGGCAAAATTTTGTTAATTATATTAAAATCAAAATTATTATAGTTTATATTTGTTCGCAGATTTTCAGCATTTAGAATTGACATAATACTGGCATACTGTGCAATAGTTGCATCATTGCGTATATCAATAACACATTTTTTGCCATTATGATTTATTATATAGTTTTTAAGAATTACCTCTGGACAACGCACTCGCAAATTATGCAAATATATTTTAATATCTTCAATATGATAAAAATTTACTTCGAAATTGCCAATAAAACTATTTACTTTTAATTTTTGCGAATCAACATCATCCTCAATTTTTAACATCCATAAAACATTATTTTTTTGATATTCAAATAAATTTAGATTTATATTGTTTTCTAAAAATGTGTTAAACTTATTTATTATTGCACTGTCATTTTCATTTTTATTTATTAAAATTTTATTACTAGAATTTTTTTCATAATTTGTAATTTTAAATTTGTCATCTTTATATTTCTCATCCATTGTAATTTTAAATAATCTACTAATTGTAAATAAATCAGGTTTTATTTTTAAACTAACTAAATCATTAATTAAATCTTTATGAACATAAAAATTTACTATATCGGTTTCATTTATTTTATTATAATTAAATACAAAATTTTTATTAAGTCTATCTTTATTATTACATATATATTGTAGATAAATTAAAGTTGTATATGAATTAAGATTATCTTGAAATGTAAGTCTAAAACCTATATGAGTATTAAAAAGTATATGATTTTTATATTGTGGGTCAATTTTGCTCAAATTAGTTTTCAATATTTCAATATCAGTTTTTAAGGATGCAATTAATTCTGCATTTTGTGTTTTAATAGTTTCGCTTTGTTTATTATTATTATTTTTATTAATATTAGATATTTTTGATTCTAACATAGTTATTTTTTCTAAAATATTATTATGTTTTATATCAGTTTTAATGGTGTCTTTACAAATAAAATAATTTTTAAATGGTAAAGCATCAGTATATGTTATATCTGCAAAACTTTTCGTTAATGTAATATGAAGTTTTGATAATACAGGACAATTAATTATTAAATTATTAGTGTTGGTATTAGTATCTGTGGTGCTAGTATCTGTGGTGCTAGTATCTGTTGCAATGGTATCTGCGGTATTAGTATCTCTAGTACTAGTATCTCTAGTACTAGTATCTCTAGTAATAGTATCTATATTTATACTTATACTCATATTATTAGTTATCAAATGATGATTATGCATCATTTCATAAGGGTCATCTGGTTGTTTATATAAATAATTTTCCCATAAATCTTTAATCATATTAGTATATATATTATTACCATCAGTTTCTATTAAAGGAACAAATACTTGTAAATCTCTGTATGTTTCATTATCTTTAGCATATTTAACTTTTCCTAGAATTCTATTTGTAATTTTTAATATATTTTCAATAGCAATATTAGTAAGATGACCACTTGTAATATATTTATCTAATTGTTTTTGAAATATAATTTTACCATTACTGTCAAAATTTAATAGTGGATATATATTCATTATATTTATTAATGGAATTGTAATTATTTCAGAAAATATATACTGTATATCCTCATTTATTTCATAATTATTTTGTTTTGTACCACTAAAAAATACTTTTTTTGATTTAACATTAGAAGAATCTCCTCTATTTATATATTTAATTTTATAATACTCATTACTCTGGGAAATTTTTTTGTAATTACTATTATTTTCATTATTATTATTCATAATATCATTTTCTTTTACAAAAATATCATTAACTAATGTAAATTTAACTAATACTAAACTATTTAAATATTGGGTTTCATTTGTAATTGTATTACTATCATTGATTTTTATATTTCCATCAATTAATTCATACATCTGAGTAGCTATTTGACTATCATATTCTTGCTTTAATGTATGTAAAATATTATTCATTAAAGTTTCTCTATTTTCTGGTATATAATATGCAAAATATTTAGTTTCTGTCATTCTATGTATAAATATATTTTTTATATGTATTTATGTGTTTTTACATAATTATTATAATAGTTATAGGTTTTATTTTTTTAAATTATAAAATTTATTAAAAAAATTATTTAAAAAAATTTATTTAAAAAAATATATATTTTTTATATTTTAGCAAATAAATATAAATATATATATATATATATATTAATAAATATA